TATTTTCTTAACATTCTTTTCATGCTTCAAAAGAAACTCAACAATATGATGATATAAATTCTGCCTTCTCATTTCCGTTAATAAAACCATATCTTTTGCAAGAGTGGCATCAACAGGATTGACAAAATCTTTAAATGTACCCATTGTTTTCTTAACTGTTTTTGATGCAAAACTATGTATGCCTATCTTATCAAATCGAGAGATCATTATATCCACAGGCATAAAAGTGATATATTCAAAATTATCAACAAGCTGTTTTTTTAGCTTGGCATCAAATACATCATATTCCAATACAGTTTTGACAACAAAATCCTTTCGCATTTGTAGAAACTCATTAGAAATTCTAGCCAGTTCAGGATGTTCATTAGCATATCGTTCATACATACCAACAATATCGCCTTCTTCTGCTTTAAGTTTTTTTTCAAGACTTTTTTCAAGTTTATAAAATTTCCAAGTAATCTTATTTTCACGCTGTTTGCTATTTGCTAGATTCCTCAATAATAGCATATATCCTAGATTTTCTTTGTTATAACTAAACTTATTTAATTGTTTTTCAATTTTATGAACAAATAACTTTTTATATTCAGAAAGTTCTGCGGCTCTATATCTGTAATGTTCAATGTAATATTTTAAATCTTTGGCCAAAGTGCTATTGCCTCTTTGTGAATCAAGTTTTAAACTTGATAGTATCCAATGAAAACTATCCCAAATTTCATCTAGCCAATCACTTTTTTCTGATAATTTTTTTAGTGTGCTTATTCTCTTAACTTCCTCAACAACCTTTTTTTGATTATTTCTAAACATATTCATTGTTTCTTCAGCTTTCATAGCATCCAAAACATTTTTAGAAGAGTTAAGCCTATTCTGTATCTGTATGTATAATTCCTTTACTTCAGGCCTGTTCTCAATGTGATATTTCCAAAGCTCAAAAGTTCTTGGAGCATTAATTTTTGTCCATTGCGGTCTTAACAGCCAAGCCATCATAAAGTCAGCCATCAATTCAACCGCACTATCTCTGTATTTAACAAAACCTTTACTTTCTGTAGTTCTATTAAATGGTTTCCATTTCATTGATAATGCTTTTAATTCTTGCAAAATCATTTCTAGATTAACTAATCCTCTATTTTTAAGCTCTTTTTCAACCTTTTCTGCAAAGATTCTTTGTGCCTCCGCATCTAGTTTAGGATCAACTTTCTTGCCATTAATCTTATCGGCAATAGCCTTGATATGATGCGACATTAATCCCTTCATTGCATCCTTTACAATGAGCTTTTTAAGGGCAGAAGATAATCTAACAAAAGCCTCATAAAATTCCTTGTTAATAAACTCCCTTGCCTTTGGATCAGTAAAAATCTTTAAAACACTTTCAGGTGTAATTTCCAATTTTTTAATTTCAGTATCAGTTTCCTTCTCCAATTTTTTAGCTTCTATTTCAGCTTCTTTCTTGAATTTATTAATCTCTGCTTTACTTAATGGCTTTGCTCCATCATTCTTTCCGTCAATCCACTTCTTCATATACTTGTGAAGATTGGCAATATGACCAAGAATATTTCCTTTTGCCATATCCATTTTAGGAACAAAATCTATTAGATGTCCTAGTTCATGGGCTAAAGTCATCAAAAATCTTTCAGGATTTGCTTGTAACTCCCTTTTTACAATAACTTTGGCTTGCTCATTTATAGGTTTATTTTTATCAAATTTCTTTAGATGCTGGAATACACCTAAAGTACCACTTCCTAAATTTTCTTTAAGTTCAGGTAGTTTTTGTAATAAGGATTCTACAAGAGTAACAATATCCCAAAATCCTATTGTTTGTGAATTTTCAAATAATTTCTTATAATCAGCTTTACTTCCTTTTGGAAATTCAGTAAATTCATAAGGTTCAATGGGCATACCAGCCGTTTCTCCATCCCGTGATCCTCGTTCATAATGAAAACCACCTGAATTACCTTTATCTGCGTGATCTCTCCAATAGCTTTCCGCTTGAGTTTTTAGTCTACTGTCCAACCGCATTGGCATCAACAAAGCAACAACATTATTTGTTTCGGGATGCAGAAACACTATCGCACTTCCGTCATCCTTTGCCATAATTTTTGCCTTTTTCTTTACTCCGCCTTCCTCAAAAACACTTAATTGGTTATAGGCCTTCCTAGAAAACTGAACAAATTTCTTGCCTATCTTACCTATGAGAACATCAGGGGTATCATAATCTCCTTTTTTCTTGGCGAAAACTACGGATATTTTCTTATATTTTGCATTTAATCCCTTAAATACTTTGTCTATTAATTCTTTTCCTGTTTTAAAATTATATCCATCTCTTTTATCCCAAACATTCTCTCCTTTTTTATTCTTCTTATTAAATTCCTTTTCAATGTTTCTATAATATTTATTAACAATCAAAAGTTTTCCATCGCTACTGACCTTTCCATCTTCAGATACTACTTTTTCCTTACCGCTATTTTTATTAAGATCATTAAGAGCTTGAACAATGGTGGACTTGAATTGAGAACCATCCTTGTTGATTATTTCATTGCCTTCTTTCTTAACTTCAATAATATCAATTTCATATTCACCAGACTTTTGTTTTACCTCAAATGAATTTTTCCTACTTTTACTTCCTGTTTCAACCTTATCTACAGGCAGAGCATCATTTATAATAAGATCTAATTTACCACCCTTTTCTGTAATTAACTTTTCATTTTCTTTCTCAATTTCCAGTTTAAGATCATTAATAATTTTATTTAATTGTTGTTCAGAATCCTTTTCTATTGGAACTTCATCTTTTGGAACTTTTTTGTCTATGGATTCTAATTGTTCTCTAACTGATTTTTGCTCTTCAGCTATTTCCTTTAATCGTTCCTTTGGAGTATTTGGATCTTTAATTTCAGATTCCAGCTTTTCTATTTTTTCCAGCAATGTTTCTAGAAGTTTATCAGTTTCACTTGGAACTTTCTTTTCTGGTTTTTCTTTTATTTTTTCAGCTTGTTGTCGTAAGAATGTAGGAATATCTAAAAGCTCATCTTTAACTTCCACATCCTTCTTTTCTTTTTCTTTAACAAATTTTGCTTTTTTCTCTTCTACTATTTTTAATTTCTTTTCTAGAATTTCTATATTTATCTTTGCTTTATTTCCTTCTATACTATCTTCCTTGATTTCTACCTTGAGATTATTATTTGCTGGATCTAATTTTCTAGCCTGACTTTCAAGAATAGGTACTGTGTTTCCTTGAGAATTTTTAACAAGTAAGACAGATTCACCGCCTATAACTTCTCTTCCAACAATAATTCCTTGCTCCGTTCCACTAACATTAATGTTTATTTTTTCACTAACTTGATATTTAGGAGGCTCTATTAATTTTATTTCTGATATTTCCTCCAATCCTTGAAGATACTTTTTTTGTGCATCAAGAATAAAATCAGGAATTTCATTTCTGAATAACTGATCTTTTACTTCAGGTCTTTGATCGGTAATCATCAAGATTGTATCAGGAGTAATGGCGTGATCCTTGTAGATATTAATTAAATTTTTTACTTGACCTATTGTGGCGTGAAATCCGAATATCAATACGGCTGTATGGGCAAAATCCCTCATTGTAGGAGTATGACCATTCATTCTAGCTCCCAATTCCGTCATTACATAAATTTCAGAGCTTAATCGTGCTATTGTAGGAGCTGATTTTCCAACAACAGTCTTTGATAAATTCCCCGCACCAATCATAGATTTTGTGGCAAATTGTGTCGTTAATCCCGTTACTGATGTTGCCGCTCCAAGAAATGCCATTTTTCCTCCAACAACAGCAGTTTTAATATCAATAAGATGATCCATATATTCTTCAAAATTATTTACTTTTCCATCTATCATAGCTTCAGTAAAAGAATGTCGTAATACTTCAGGCAAGGCAAAAGCTCCCGCCATACAAGTAACAGGGGCGGCTGGGGCGGCAAAACCTCCAGTTACCGCTGTAGTACCTCCAGCAACAGCAAGACAACCTACTCCCATAGGAATTAGATCTGCCCCTAAAGTTATAGCTGATTGTATAATTTCCTTGTGAAAAGTCTGACCTTGATACATAAAGATTTCCTTCATCATATCATCTTTTTCCAATCCTGATGATTCAGGATGATCCAAAGACCATTCAATATATTGGTCAAACATTCCTATAACGGACTGACTATATCCTTGTTTAAATACATTTTCATTTCCCTGACCACCAGTATAATAGGAAAGTTTATTAATTTGTGTTTTAACAAATCCTTTAGGCCTATCTCCCAACCAAGGTTTCCACCAAGTAGAACTAGGCCACATTGCTAATTCAGGATTTGCATATCCTACTTCAGTTGTACCCCAAAAATCAAAGCGTTTCATTCTTTCATCTAATTCAGCATTTTCCTTTACACTCCAAATACCATTGTCATCTTTTTCCCAATCTGCGTGATGATAATCCTTATACAGAGCTTTCATTGCCTCTGTATCTCCTTGAACTATTTTTTTAATTAATTCATCTGTACCAGCTCTATTAAGTATTTCATCAGGCCCGATTTGAAAAAAATTAGCCATTGTAATAGCTCGTTGTTGGTCAAGAGTTAGGGCTGTTGCATTTTTATGATCGTAGGCTTCCTCAACCCATTTAGGCACTATATAATCAGGATTCATTGATCGTTGAGTATTAACAAAACGATTTAATGCTGTTACAAGAGATTGCTCCTTAAATTGAAATACCCCCCAAGCCGAACCATCAGGACTAGCAATATTTCTATTATCGGATTCAAGAGATGATATAAAACTTATATAATTATTCCAAGATTCTATTTGTTGTTCATTCCATCCATAATTTTTTACCGCCCACTTTAATATACTCCTTGTTTCCTGTCCTGTTGTCAAAGGTGTATTTAAAATTTCTACTTCTTTCTTTTTCTGAAACCCCTCAATTAATTGCTCTTCCTTCTTTTTAATTCTTTCAGGTTTTAATAATTCTTCATTTTCCTTACTATAAGTAAATCTATTGGTATCTGCGTTCCATCCGACATTTCCCTCAAGAATATCCCTTGCCTCTAAATCACTTAATGTTTTCTTTTGATCTTCATTCAGGGCGGAACTCATCAGCTTAATTTCATTTTCTTGTTTAATGTCGTTATAATTTACATTAGGAAAATGGTCATTTAGCCAAGAATCTATAAATCCTATTCTTCCCTCATTATCGCCTTTAAACTTTTCGTAAGCCTCTAAAACCTTATTCTTAATTATATTTTGATCTTCCTTTGAGAGCTTTAAAAATTCAGTTTGATTTTCCTGATTTTCAATAATTTCCTTATTGATGGTACTTTGTGATTTATCAATATTGGAAGTGCTGTCTTTATTAATTGTTTCTACATTATCAGCAAAAGGCTCGGTAACTTGATTATTGAGCAGACTTGCATCTACATCCATATCGTTATCGGTAAGAACATTGCTCTTTACTTCCTTTAATCCATAGGATTTATTGATTTCCATATCGCTGAAACCAGCTTGTTTAAGAAGAGGGCGTTGATTATTAATCCAATGAACGATGGAATCATCGCTGAAACCAGCTTGTTTTAAATGCAATGGTGTAAGTGTTACCATTTTTACTCCAAAGTAGGTGTTATGTCTAAAGTATTAATATCAAAATCTTGTTCAAATTGAGTACCGCTAACAGTAGAGGGTAAATCTGAACGAATTGTTTTATATTTTAATTGTACTCGTTTAAGATATTTCGGTATTGTTTCCCCATCATTTCTTAAAGGAATTTCAAAATTGGGAATAACAGGCTGTTTTCCCTCAAACCATACTCCCGTAGCTAATGTATAAGGTTTTGTAGGATCAATATCTGTTATCCAATCAAAATCACCATATGTTTCATCCTTACTTCCATCCCTAGCTTTCTGTGCAAATGCCACCATATCATCCATAATATAATTAGGGCTTGATTTATTTGACAACATATTGACATAGTTAAATCCCTGACTTTCTCCCTCTGCAAGAACCTGATTAAAATAATTAAGACTATCATAAACTTTTTTTCCAAACTGTGTTTGCATAGCTAAAACTAAATCTTCTGATGATAAATCTTGTAAGTTGGATAATAAAGCTGACATTTCCCTACTGCCAACCTCGTTAGCCAACATAACAACAGCATTTTTATATAAAACTTTTTTATACTGATTTTTCTCTTTAATATTATCATCAATCTTATTGTTCAAAGTTCTGTAATTATCAGGGCTTATTAATCCTTGCCAAAAAACTTCAGTTAAAAAACCTCTTTCCGTTTCCGTATCTATCAATCCTTCATAGACAAGGGTATGAGCCAATGTTGATGATTGTATTCCTTGTGGAGTATCCCAAGTATCTGTAGATCCTACTGATTTGTTTTGCCACGCATAAAACTGTGTCAATATTGCCGTTTTTTCACTAGGCATTAAAGATGAATCTCCTACCCTAACAGCAAAATCATTAGCTAATAGAAATCCATTTTCTGTTCCATTTCGTATTTCAATAAACTCATTAACAAAATTATTCTTAACTATCCTATTCTTTTTCTCCAGCATTGAATTATGAGTATTATACTGATTCTTAAAATTTCCATCTGCTTCAGAAATCATTATCTTGCGAATATCAGGATCTAGATCAGGATTGTATATATATTTTCCATCCACCTTTTCATTTAAGTTTCTTAAAACGCCCCCCCAATCCACTTCATTCTCACCAAAAGGATTTTGTATAAATTCACCCTCCTTGACGGCCAACCAAGCAATAGCTTTATTAGCCTCATTTTCTAGTTCAAATTCCAACAACCTTGTAATTTCATCATCAAATAAATTATTATCTTTATTTTCCTGAATTATTTTTTGCATATCTAACCAAGCTGAAGTAATTTGTGAAGTATCAGTTGCCTTATCCAGCTTATCCTTATATGTTTCTACGCTTTGATGATAAGCCACTCCTGCATTTTTTATTTTCTGCTTTCTTATTTGTTGATTAATTACTGTTCTACCTTCAAAAACTTGATTATTAAAAATAGCCTCAAATTCTGTCCAAGTTTGTTCATCATACTTATTTTTAAAATCTTTCTTCCATTTCTCTGCTTTTTTATCATAATCCGCTCTCCACGCATTAGGAGTTAAAAAATCTTCTCTATCCAACAAAGAATCATTAAATTCAGATACATTTTTATAAATTTCTGTTTTTCCAAGATTCTTATGAGTATCTATTTCAAGCCTTCTTAATTTTGCTTCAAGATTTGTTCTTTGCTTATGGGTTTCTACAGCTAATTGTCGTACATTATCAGCAAAATTTGTAGCAGAACCAGAAGCTACCTTACCTTCTCCCAAATCTGTTTGTGTTGTTTGAAAATCAACATTTCCTTCTTTGTATCTTGGAATTTTAACCATTATGATAATATTCCTTTTTCTGCTGCTTTTACTCTTTCATTAGCACTCCAAATATCCATACCTCCCTGAATTAAGGAAGATCCAGCACTATACAATTCATTGGTTATTCTACCAGCTAATTTAATATCAATTTCTGTAGCCTTGAGAACAGCCCCTTTTTCAATCCACCATAAATCATTTTCATAGGATGTAATCGTTTCATTCTGAACAATAAGAGGAGATCCTGTAAAAGCTATTCCACTAGCACTAAATCCAGCCCTTTGCTCACTTAACAATCTAGCTGTTTTTTTATTAAGGGATATTCTTTTATAAGCTAATTCAATATCATTTTTTTGTTTATTAAATTTAGCAATCTGCTTATAATTATTAATCGTGGATAAACTTCCCATAAAGGAAAAAGCCATTGATCCCATTATCCATTTTGCCATAGGAGCTGCAAAAAAAGCTGGTAATGGCATTATTTTATCTCCTTCTTAATGGAATTTTGTTTCATTAATTCTTGACGAAGATCAAAATTCTTGTCAGCCCATTTCTCAAGCCGTTCTTCTAAAAATTTATTGTGAACTTTCATCTCCTTGTTTTCCTTCTTTAATTCCCTATTATTTTTTTCTAAATCTTCCATTTAATCACTTGTCACTAATGTACCACTTATGCCAAGAATTGTCATAGGCAAAGGTTGAGTTTGTTGAATTACAATTTGTCCTTCCCGATCCCATCCTAAATTCGTTACCCTCTTATCGCCTGTAATGGCGGTAATGGATTCATCCATAGCATTAGCCGATGTTCTAAACGGCAACTGATCTCCATTTATTGTAGCTCCTATTGTATCTAATAATCTAACCAAGACCTCATTATATCTTTTTTTTCTTCCTTGTGCAGTACCAGCCGAAGCTCCAGCTTCAACTTTCATTGTCTTTAAAGTAGATACATACCCTAGTCCAACTTTAATTGTTTTACTAGAATAGGAACTTGTTAAATTTATTGTAATAGCTCCATTTGATACTATCTGTGTTGGATAAACAGCATTATCTATAACAATTTGCACAGTTTCTCCCTCTAAATGCTCTAAAGAAGTTACTGTTGTTGTAGCCCCTGTAACAGTACCAGATAATCCTGAATCCATATCCAATGTTGAATCCAAATATTCTATATACTTAACAGTTGATCCGTTCACTATTCTTTCAACAACAATCCATACCTGATTTTCCGATGTTTCGGAAATGGTAGAAACACTTTTAACTTTTGCAAGAGTTTGGCTTGTAACAGCCAGTCTTACATCATCTGAAGTTGTAATTGTTAATAATCCTATTCCATTTGGTGAAGTTTCCGTAACTGTTACTATATTTGCGGCTGGATTGGATACAGTAAAATCTGCGTGAGCATTAATCGCTGTAAAGATATTATCCGCTGTCGTATTATTGTTTGTATTTGGCCTCCATCCATTCGTTTCCGATGGAGCAGAACCGCCTGATGTTTCCGATGTAAAAGTAACAGATGTTCCGTCTGATTTTGTTAATGTTAATTTTGATCCTACAATGATATTTGCATAATCCGTTACAGTAATGGTACAATTCGCATCACGGCCTCCAAGAATATGCCTATGCCAAGCTATAACATCTTCATCTCGTTGATAAGTCATTCCTAATAAAGTTCCATCATTTCTTACTACCCAATATATTGCATCAGGTTCTTGAGCATAATCAACATCTTCAATTCCACCTTCTGTAATATGTTCCGCTAATAATGTCATATCAGGGGCAACATAAGCATCATCCTCAAATCTATAGGCAAATTCCCTTACTTTTCTTTTTTGTCTTTGTACAAACATAACGGAATTACCAATTTGTATGGCTTGTGTCGTATGTCCGCCATAAGTTGTTTGTTGTGTAATTGTTACATTATCAGGTTTTAATGGCTCTCCTGTAGGCCTTCCTACTCGAAATTCACCACCAGCCGTACCAATAACTAAATCTCTTGCTGGTGATAACCATCGTATTAAATTAACTTTATTAGCCGCAATCGTATAAATAAAAGCATCAGAGGCACTTGCATCATCTACATCAAAATTCTCATATTCACCAGATTGGGATGCCCAAATTGTTTGAGGATAATCTGTAGATCCAGCAAATACTAATCGCTGTTCATAAAATGATACTGTTTGAGGAAAACTTGTTGTATTTGACCAAGCTCCTAAAGACCAAGTTATACTTCCTGAAGAAGTTACGGCTTTAGTTATAGTCCAAGCAACTACTGTAGCACTTGTATATCCAGTAATTTTTCCCCAACCATCTCCTAATTTTACTAATCTTCCTACATCCGTAGATGCGAATAAACTTGCCGATGCCGTTAATGTTCTTCCCGATCCTACTGTTGTGGCACTTGTCGTTAGTGTTGTTGTCGTTGTATTTGTATCAAGAAAAGGGCCAACTTGAAAATCAACATCAGCCAAAGTCCAAGCCGTATGCCCCGTTCTTGATAACTTTGCTGGTTCATGGGAGGGATGAACGAGATACATTATATCCGCAGATTGAGTAAATTGCAGATCAAAAATTTGTGAATCCGTATAAGGAGTTGTTATTTCATAAACCTTATTGGCTATACCGCCTGATGAATAAGCCGTATATCCTGATGAATTTACACCTGATAATTCAAAAGTATTAGTTGTTTTATTCGCTACTGTAAATCTTCTTCCATTAAGTTCCGTCATTCCAACAACACTACTAATCCATACATGATCCCCGTTGGAATATCCGTGTGAGTTGGATGTAACAACGGCTGGATTGGCGGCTGTTATTCCCGTAATGGTTTTATCAGTTTCAGTAATTTGTCCATTATCTTTATAAAATCGAATATAAAGATTACCAAATTCTAGAATGTAGGATTGGGTAATATTAAATTCAAAAGGAATTAATCGTACAATTTTTGATGAATCTTTTACTTCGCAAACAAATCGTGTACCTGATCTTCTTGTAGCTCCGCCTTGCGGAAATACTGTCATATTTTCTAGTGTTTCAACACCATTATTATATTTTTTAAAATCTGTTTGACCAGCTAATTTTGGTGTTAATTCTCCAGCAGTAAAATTTGTTTGAAACGGATGTACTCTTGCCATCTATCACTTCCGAAAGTCTGTAAATGTTGGTGATACAAGATCATCAATAAATCCTTCTTGCCCATCAACACTTCTAGCTTCCCGAAGTTTAGATTCAAAGAGTTTCTGCATATTTTGTTGTAATTGTACACTTCCCGTAACGGGATAAGCAAGATCTACAGACATTTTTGCAGTTAAAGTATCAATAAATAACGAATCAAATTGAGCTGTATCTGTTACTCTAGCAATATATATAATCTTTGCTGTTCCTTCATCAGTTAGCAAAACTCTACCTGTACCAGCTAGATGTTCTATTTTAAATACATAATCAGAATATTCCATTTCCAAAACACGCAAACAGTAAGGATCTGTAGGTAACGCATATTGATAAGAATATTGATAAAGTGGTGTTGTTGATAATTGAGATAATTGTTGTCTAGAAATAGCAAAGTTCCAACGATGTGATCGCAAAACTTCATCCCGTGCTTCGCTATAAAAAGCATTACATAATCTAGCTCTTTCCGTATCATCTGTTAATGATACTATTGGAGCATCACCTAATCTTCTTAAAGCATTTGCACATATTGAAACTTCTGTAGCCATATTTCCCTAATAATAGCAGAAGGGCGATAGTTTTTCAATCGCCCTTCATATTATAGTTTAATCTACGACATAAACAATATAGCCGTACACAGTACTTGAAGCCGCCAAAGCAACATCTTGAGAAGTTAATCTAATGGATACTTTTCCTTTAGATTCAAATAACTTCGTATTATCTGTTGTTAAGACAGTACAAATTGTACTGACTGTACTAGCCGTATCTACATCTAAGCCGTCATCCATACCATTTGGATCAGCCGCAACACTATTACCATCTAAATCGGTATAAGCATCCCATCCAATATCCATAGTAGCACTAGTTGTTGTCCAATTATGTTTAATTTTACACATTGCACCTAGTACTCTTACAGAACCAGCGGGAAGCCTAGCGATTTCTACAGACGATGTAGCATCACCAGCCCCAGATTGAGTATGACTAAAATAAGCAAATCTAAGCCTTCCATGTAATTTTGTAGTTTCAGCAACTACAGATGGAACAGCATCAAGATTTGTAACTTCATTACCTTTTTGAGTTGTAACAGCCATAACTTACTCCTATTCCGTACACGCTATTTCTATAACTTTTTCTTCTTCGATACGAGTTGCACCGATTGTCATAGAAAGGAAAACTTGAGTTGCATAATTCTTGTCATCTCTTTCAGATATTTTAGTTTTAATATCTGCTCCGAGAGCAAGTCCAATTCCTGACTTCGCCCAAGCCGTAACTTGACGATTGCCATCGGAATCTGAGCCTAGCCTTTGGGTTCGGATAAACTTGAATCCTAAAAAGGAATCAAGAGTACCTTGAGCCAATGCCTTAACAGTTGCATAATCGCTAGATGTAACCTGAGTAACATTTAACAAGTCGGTGATTTGACCAGCCGCACAAGCTAAATATCTAGGTTCATCAGGATCAATATCAGCCGCATCCATGATTTCTTTAGCAGATAATAATTTCGCTAAAGTTAAACCACCTGATGCATGAACCACTTTGTTACCCGATGGTAATGAAACGGATGTTCCACCCGCTACTCCACCATACGCAGTACCAACAGCGGCCGCAATAATTGCATCATCCATAGCTCTGCCCATTGCCCAAGCTCCAGCCATTGCATACTCAGACTGTGGGGAAATTAATAGTCTAACTTTATCTTCGCTATCAATTAAATCCGCCCAATCGTAATCATCCATCGTAACTTTACGCCTACTGTGAGGAGTATCCATACGAGGAGTATCACTATGTCGTGAGGTACGCTTTTGAGCTGCAGTTGAACCGATTCTTTCAAAAAAGTGTGCTTTGCCCGTTACTGTTTCAGAACGAACCGCATCTCTTAATCTAGAACCTTTTTGCTGTGCTAAGTGTAATACATTACTCTTATACTGTTCGACAAAAGCCGTTGTAATTTGAGTAGACATTATACAAGCCTCCTAGTTTATTTAAGAACATAGAGCATATGACACCATGTCATATACCATATCCATAATAATCGGCTTTTTATCCTTTCGGGAAAACCTTATCGTAAAACGATACGATCAATCGAATCTTTAGAGCCGATTACGGCTAATGTTCCATTATCCTAGAAGGGGGGAACTAATATCTTTATATTAACATAAATTTTTTATTCTCCATACACTTTTTCATGAAGATCCTTCATTTTTTTAACTGATGACATATGATTAGGATTACTAGCATCCCAATAAGCATGAGTTTTATCATTTTGTATTTTTTCTATTTCAGCTTTTGCATCAAGCGGTGATACAGCTAATCTATTATTTTGCGTATTTTTAGCCATATCTTCCGTAACTTCTTTGCCTAATGTTGCAAATAATCTTACTACTGCTGGATGATTACCAGCCTCCGTATTCATTAAAGCTAATAATTCCTCATCACCATAAACCTTCATAGCTCTTTGTGCGGATCTGACATTTTTATCATATTCAAAACCCCACTCTTTTCGCAGTAAAGATTCAGTTTCACCTTTTCCTGTTTCAAGATTACTTTGAGCCTGTTGTGTTTGGTAATTTATGGATTCAACTTGATAATCAATAAGTTTTTGTACCTGATCGTTATTCAATCCAATATTATGAGCTACAGCCTTAAAATTCTTGATGTTCTCATCTTGAAAATATTGATTATGTGTATCAGGTATGCTAATTTCATACTGATCTGACTTTTCAGGCCTTCCTAGTTTTCCATATAATTCATTTTTTTCTTCATCTGTTTTAGGAATTGGTATTCTACTACCTATCATTTGTTGTTGATGAATTAAAGTTTTTGCCGCAGATTCAGCATTTTTTATCTTTTGAATTGTTGGATCATTTTTAACTTCATCTCCAAATCCTGTTCGCCAATCTTGATTATCACTTGCTTCAGATCCTAGTATAGAAGTTTCTTCTACAGGATTTTCTGTTACTGTGGTCTGTTCATCAGCCATTTAGTCTCCTTTTTTTTCATTTAATAAATTAATAATTCGTAGTACTACCGATCTTTGTCCACATTGGTAGGCTGTTTTATGAGGATTCTCACTAAAAGAATCCGTATTAAAATAGGCTGATTTTAGATCATCTAAAACTTTTTCTCCATCAATACCATTAAAGGTACTAGAATAAGCCTTTTTTAAACTTTTTATATCTCTTTCATATGTCATTATGTAGGAATATTCATTTCTTCTGCTTGAGCCATTGCATCATCTATCATTCCTTGAGCTTGAGGTGAACTCATTTTTTCAACTGCTTGTCCAGTTTTAGCCATTGCATCAGCTTGTTGTTGCTGTTGTTGAGCCTCCATCATTTGTTGTTGTTGTTGTGCTTTTGCCTCTCTCATTTCTGCAACATCATCCTCACTACGCAAAAGTGTTTTAGGAACACCTAATAATGTTGCTCTCATTCTAATGGCTTTTTCGTGATCTATAATATCCATAATAGATGGATCTACTTGTGCCACATTCATCGCTAGTTGATATAGTCTTTCTACAGCCACAGCCTCTTCCATTCGTTGAGAACGAGCAAGTGGGCCAACATACTCAATATCCATATTTGATTCACTAATAGATTGTGGAGGTTCTAGCAATACACCACCACGCAACATAATTGCAAAACATCTTTCAATTAATGGATTTAAAAATTCAGTTTGGAATCTTCCCAAAGTCGGGCCAAGCAATCGTTGCATTAATTCATAACGAACTTGAACTTCTGTAGCTGTCATTTGAGGGCCTTCTTGTAATTGTAATTGATCGGAATAATATGCCTGTCTAATTGCTGTTCGTAATTGTGTTTCTTTTAAATCTGTTATTTGCCAATTTGATCCAATTTCCAATGGTTTTACTGCTGTATCACTACGAACAACTGTAATTCCCGCTGGTGTCATTCTTATTCTTCCGATTACACCATCGTCTGTAACTAATAATGGAGGATCTATAGCTTTTGCCCAAGCCTTTAATCCAATTTCTACAGCTTTATTTAAAGTCTTAATATCAGGTAAAGCATTATAAGATGGTGATCTTCCAAAAATTTCTCCTGAAGCCTTTGACCATCTAGGAACTAGATATGGAAATTCATTATATCCACCTGTTCGTACAACCATCTTGTCCTCTTCACAAACATGACAAGAATGGACAGGAAGTTTTGTTTGTATTTTCCCCATAGCTTTTTCATAATCTTTAGAAGGTTCAACTGCATGAATAAAACCAAATTCCTTATCAGGTGATTCCTTATAAGCCTTATTTACATTCTCACCTAAATTATTTTCCCCAAATTCTTGAACAGCTTGTCGAGCCGTTAATTTATATTTTCTATATAGTGTATCTACCTTACCCGATATATCTTCCTGAATAAAATATTCTGCAATATGAAGTGTATTAAAATGAATACCTTTGTTTGCAACACCTTCCTGATTTTCCTCAATGAACATTGCAGAAGTGCCAATGGAACATAAATCTAAATATAATTCATGTACTTCTGTATTAAAATTTGAATCATTAAAATTTGCATACATTCTACGAGCCGTATCTTCCAGCCACATTTGAACTTCTCTATCATTGTTTAAATCTTCATCTCGTAATTTTAAGGAAAACCACGCCAATGAAGGAGAGGTTAATGTTCCTTGTAGACTTGCCGCCAAAAGATTATTTGCTGTAATTGCTGATGAATCATATAACACATCCGTTCTTTTTGATCCCCTTGATCGAAATAAAGTAACATCTGCCTTTCTTGGCATCACATAATCAAGAATTTCTTGCCAATGATCTGTCCAAGTAGCCCGTTGAGCTTCCATTTTTTCAATACGCTTTTTTATATATTCAAAAGTTGCCATTATTAATATCCGCCAAGCATAGTGTGAGAAGTTTCCGCTTCTTCAGTAACACCAGATCCACCAGTTAATATTGTTCCATAGTTTCCTGAAGATGCCAATGAGGTCATTTTATTTTTTTCTTTTTTTAATTTATCCTCTGATTCTTTTTCCTTCTTTTTTACTTCAGGATCTATTGCTGGAGGCATTTCTATTTTAGGCTTCATACCCATTTGCAATCCTCCTTTAATATTCCGTATATTGCTCCATCAACAAATTCATTATTAATTTTCATAACTTTTCTTACTGTACCTTCCTTTGTAAATCCTACTCCTTTTAACAATCTTTCATTTCTTTCATAGCCATTTTTACACATTGCCGTTATTCTACCACATTTTGCCGTATTAAAGCAGTATTCAAATAACATTTTAATAAAACTTCTTTTACAAACTCTTGGATGATCCAAAGCCAAGTGAACCCAAATATTATGTCCATCATATCCACTA